ATGGGAGAAACTAAATAGAGAAGGAAGACTAAGAAGTGAATTAGAGATATATACCAAAGATACGGTAATGAATAAAGATAGAAACGATATAATAAGATAATGGAAGATAAAGAAAGAAATACAAAGATAATCTCAATCATAATGTTGGTTGGGATTCTTTACATTCTATGGGGTAATGTAAAATATAAAGAAACGATAAAACAAATGGAACTCCAGTTACAAGACACAGAACAAAAATATATAGATATTCAACATAAAATAGACAGTATCAAAACAAAACTATAAAATTTATATTTAATAATAAACTATATAACAATGGAAATAAACGATTATAAAGAATCACAAAGATTATTCTCTTTAAGTAGATTTACTAAAGAAGACGCTTTCTCATTACAGACACTAATGAATAAGTATGTTGATAAACATTGTGTAGTGTGTGGTAAGTGTAGAGGACAAATAAGGTTCACCATTAAGAGATATAAGAATTGGTTTAACCATAACAATATCACTGTAGACGAAGTAAAAGAGACTAAAGGTACTTGTACAGAGTGTGGTACTAAACTAAACGATAAGAGACGAAAGAAGTGTAAAGACTGTTAAGATGACATTGAAACAACGACAATTTATTAAAGAATACTTAGGTAATGGTGGTAACGCTACACAAGCGGCCATCGTATCTGGTTACAGTAAAAAGACTGCGTATTCGAGTGGACAACGGTTGTTGAAACAGGTTGAAATCAAAAAACAGATAGATGAACATCAACAAAGACTTCTTAAAGACTCAGATACAAAGGTTACGGATTTATTAAATATATTGAAAGAGATTACGGAAAACGAAATGGAAAGACGACCTACCGCATCAATCAAAGCCATAGAGGTGATGTGTAAAATATTAGGTTTAAACGCCACAGAGAAACAGGAAATCACTCATCAGTATCAACCCTTATTCGGACCGAAGAAAGATGATAAGGATGGAGGAACAAAATAAATTCGTCTATACAACCGCTATAGATAAAATCAGAGATTTAAGTAAGAGAAAAAAAATTATACAAGGAGGAACATCCGCTGGTAAAACTTTCGGTATTCTCCCCATTCTCATAGACAGAGCCATCAAAGAACCAAACTTAGAGATAAGTATAGTATCAGAGAGTGTCCCTCACCTCCGTAGAGGATGTCTCAAAGACTTTCTAAAGATAATGGAACTAACCCATAGGTTTAACTCAGAAGACTTTAATAAGACACATTTAAAATATAAATTTCATAATGGGAGTTATATAGAATTTTTTAGTGTTGATGATGAATCCAAACTCAGAGGGGCGAGAAGAAATATTCTCTATATCAATGAAGCGAACAATGTATCCTATGAAGCGTACCTACAATTATCTATTCGTACCAACAAAGATATCTATATCGATTTCAACCCTACCCATAGATTTTGGGCACAAAATGAAGTATTAAAGGAAGAGGATTCAGAACTTCTTATTCTTACCTATTTGGATAATGAGGCGTTAGACCCTCAGATAGTTAAACAATTAGAGATAAACAGAGATAAAGGTATTACATCAAATTATTGGTACAACTGGTGGAAAGTTTATGGTGAAGGTTCTATCGGGACTTTAGAGGGCGTCATCTTTGATAGTTGGAATGAGGTAGATAAGATACCTATGGACGCTAAACTAATTTGTTATGGAATGGATTTTGGGTTTACCAACGACCCCAGTTCCCTTATTGGTTTGTATAAGTATAACGATGAATTAATTATCGATGAGGTATTCTATAGGAAAGGGTTGTTAAACTCCGACATATCGAATATAATGAAGTCTGAGGGGATTGTAGGAGAAGTGTTCGCTGATAGTAGTGAACCTAAATCTATACAAGAGTTAAAAAGGTACGGACATAATGTTAAACCTGTAACCAAAGGTAAGGATAGTATTATCTTTGGAATTAATATCTTACAACAATACCCCCTTAAGATAACTAAACGTTCTGTAAATCTTAAAGATGAATTAACCAAATATAACTGGAAGAAAGATAAAGAGGGGAATACACTTAATGTTCCAATCGATTCACACAATCACGCTATTGACGCTATGAGGTATGGAGCGATGATGAAGTTAGGTAAGAGAACCACAGGTACACGTCCATTTAGAATTGGATAATCCTACACACTATAATGAAGAAGAAGAATAGATAGAAACATAAATAGGATAATAATATTTATAATAAAAGGAAAAGACATATGATAAAAGTAAATTTTAATATTGATGATGATACACAATCATTCAATGTCCCAGAGAATTGGGATGAGGTTACTGTAGAACAATTTATGGAATTAGTAGAATTACAGAACAACGCTAAAGAAGAGAAGAACCCTCTTAACACCGTTATAAAGATGACACATATAATGACAGGTATACCAATGGACATCATAGAGATGGTACCAGTAGACCAATTTCATTTAATACAAGATACTCTATTGTATACCAAAGAAGAGGTTAATATAGAGAAGAGTGATTATGTAGAGATAGATGGTGATACGTATTGGGTTAAGAATGATTTTAATAAATTAACAATGGGTGAAACGATTACGATTGAAACATTGATTAAGGACACCCCTAATGAGAACGTTATGAATGTGTTCGATAAATTATTAACAGTCTTTTTAAGAAAGAAAACTAAAAAGGGTAATTTAGAATCCTTTAAATCTTCATTCTTAGAAGAGAGAGTAGAGGTATTTAGGAGGTTACCAATATCACAGGTATACGCCATTATGGTTTTTTTTTCAGATGGCGGGAATGGATTAGAGGTTCCTACAAATCATTATTCGGAAAACCAATAATAACAAAGAAGAAAAAAAGTAGATTTGATAGTATAACAGGACCGACAGAATTAAACGCACAATTCAAATGGCATAAGATTATTCATCTTCTCATCAAAGAACTAAATTGTACAGATGAGGACATATATGAAAAGAATTATATAAGTTGTTTAAATTGGTTGGCGTACCTACACGAAGATTCAAAGGTTAGAGAAACATTAATGAAACAAAAAACAAGATAGATATGGCGTTAAGTGGAACCACAAAAAAAGTAACAATGAATGAACTGATAAAGAAGTTTGATACCTTCTCTCAGAATCATCAACAATTAAAAGATTTCGGATACGGACCTACATCAGAAATAGGGGTATCTCGTAAAATGGATTTCCCTTATATGTGGATTACACATAGAGGACCTTCTACTATTGTAGTATCCAACAAAGCACAGATACCAGAGATGTCATTAACATTTATCATAGTAGACCAAATAAACTCTCAGAAGAATTATTTGGATGAGAATGGATTAGATAGTGATAACCAACAAGAAATCATCTCAGATTGTTTTCAGATAGTACAAGACCTCATCAATTACATCTCCTCTCAGTTAGGGGTACAAGGTGTTAAGTTAATGGATGAGAGTGTAACTGTTGAACCAACGTTTGATGATACAGATGATAGGGTAACTGGATGGGTAGCGGATGTACCCTTAAAACTAATACACTTTAATTGTTCAACACCAATAGTATAATGGCGAAGATAACACTATATGATAAGAAGTTGATGGATGAGTTTGGTAAGGACTATGTTAAAATCCTTATAAGGTTACTTAAACAAAGAGGTAAATCAGCGTCAGGAGCGTTAATCAATTCAATCAGTTATAAGTTAAGGGATACCGCTGGTATAATACAATACCAACTAATATCCAATGATTACTTACAATGGGTAGACGAAGGTAGAAGACCAGGTTCATACCCACCAATGAGAGCGATATCAGATTGGGTAAGAGTAAAGGGGATTAGTAAGGACGCAGTATTTCCGATTATGAGGAGTATATATAAATTTGGTATAGAACCAACAAACGTTATTAAAGATACAATGAAAGAGATTCAAACCTCACCAACGTTACGGAAGAAATATGAAGAAACCTTAGTAGAACAAATGGAAAAGTTATTACAGGCGGAGTTAATAAAATTAGAACAATAAAATTATAGATAGATGAATGTAATCACACAACCTTCAGAACATATGGGAGCGTATTCAGCGATACCCCTAAGAGTATTCGATACAGACGCTGAGTTATCGGACAATTATAAATACATCATTAACATCCTTTGGGATAAGGTTGAATTCAGTGGAACCTCATCCGCTAATATAAATGGTATAGTATTAACGTCCCTACTCACAACCACCCCTCATAGTTTCACTAAGGGTGATACAGTATTTGTTAATGATATAGATAATGGTGATGAACACACCAATTATTATATCGTCAGAAGTATTATAGATGAGTATACGATAGTATTAGATATATTATGGGAAATACCCTACGGACCTAATTTAGAATCTACTGTGAGTAGAGTTATAAAATATAAATTAAACCCAGATTTAGAGAATGAATGTAAATTGGATTTATCAAATACATTAAAAGATTTTGTATCACAGAACTTAGATGATACCATTTCTGATTTACCCTTCTTAGGGGACACCACAAGATTTGATTATGATTTATCAATAGGTAGTGAATCACAATATGTATTACGATTTGAAGATAATAGATTTGAGGATGGTAATGTAGGTTTCTTAACAGAGTCATTTACAGGTGTTACAGACACACCATTCCAAATAGGAGACCAAATACAAGTATCACAAGATATAGAGGAGTGGCCTTACACAGATAATTTCTTCTTTGGTGGTAACATAGGTTTCACAGGTACTACTAATCATAACTTCTTAAGTGGACAAACGATACAAGTGGTAGGACAGGTTACCAACCCACAATATAATGGATTTACAACAATAGTTGATGTACCTACTTCAGACTCATTAGTAACGAGTGTAGGATTTGGATTTAGTTCACCAGTGGAAGGGGGTAGTATATATGGTACAAGTCGTCCTTCTTATAATGGTGTATCAACGATTATAGATATTGTTACCGCTACGACTGGTGTTATATTGGTTGTAGATAAACCATTTACTACCGCTAGTGGTGAGATAGGTGGTTCGATTCGTTTCGCTGATGGTAGGATAACCCCTATATTTAATGAAGCGTCTATATCAGATTTAAAGTGTTATAACGCACATATAAACAGATTAGATTATACAGTAGATTCTTTTGAACCATATTACATAGACCCAGTTGATTGTACAGGTTCTACTTTTGATAATAAGATATCTACATTCTTAACACATAACAACCCTTCACAGAAATATAGAATAGAACCTTCTACAAAATCATTCCTATTGACTCACACAGACACAGGGAGTACTTCTAATGGATTAGGATTTGATTTCTATAATAGTAATAACGAACTCTTAGGAAAGGTGTCACAACAAAGTATTTTCTATGAGGATATGTATTCACCAATTGGATTAGAACAACTCGCTACGAACATAGGTAGTTACATTCAACTTAGTGGTGTAACATCAGACCCCTTTACAAGTTATAGTGGTAGTGTTGATAATTACTCAGTATATCTGTCATCCGGTTGTGGTGACTGTTGTGAGTGTGATATCTACTTCGATGCGTATTACAAAGATTTAACAACAGAGTTAGAAATACTCTATACCAAACAGAGTGGTACTTTAGGAGGTTATAATTACTTTTATGGGACTTTAAGTGGGGGAACGATAGAAACACAACTATGGTATATAGATGATATCACACCCGCACCCGATAGAGGATGGTATTTAACAGAAAGAGGTGTAACAGAATTTTCAGCGGTGACTCAGTTCTACGCTTTCGATAAAGCGAATGACACATTCTGTCCTGTATTAACTGATACCCAACAAGAGTGGGCAGCACCAGTAAGTTCAATAATCGGATTCAATCTAAATCAAGGTTTTACATTTATCTTAGATAGTGTAAGAGCGATATCAGAAAAAGTATGGTTTGAAATCAATGATGATTGTTCTGATTATGAAGTATATCATTTGATGTGGAAGGACAGATATGGTAGTTGGTTAAGTTACCCCTTCATTTATTGGAGTAAGGACTTTACAGAGGTTGAGAGAAGTACCTATTACAAAACTGAGGGTAATTGGAATGATGATACATATGGTTACGACCCTTATGGTAGAGGTGAGACTCAATACTTTGGTAGAAGTAGAGATAAGGTAACAATCAATAGTGGATGGGTTAAAGATTATGAGAATGATTTGATTAAAGATTTATTAGAATCGACATCAGTATATTTACAAGACCCAGAAGGTAGACTATTGGCTTGTATATTAGAAGAAAAATCATTAGAGTTCAAAAAGAACAACCAAATAATGATATACAATTATACAATGTCAGTACGATTAAGTAACAATGAAGTAAGATTCTAAATCCTACACACTATAATAGTAGATAAACAGAATAGGATAATATATATTTTAAATAAAAGATTATGAATTTATCAGAATACTGGAAAGAATTATTTGAAAGGGTATCGTTAGATGATAATGGTAACTTAAATTGTGTAATAGTCACCCCTCAGAATCCTATAGTAAAAGGGGTATCTGAATATGGTACTATCAAATTAGTAGAATTATCACCAGAGGGATATATATACATCTATCTAGCGTAATAAAAAGTATTAAAAAAAATAAGAAATGAGTGAAAACGTAAACAATCAATATGACTTCTTTAAGATAGTAAACCTATCAGCGGATGGAGCCATAGGAGTAAATGTCATCAGTGGAGGAACTGGTGGTGGAGGTGGACAAACCAACACCGTAGTAGGAACTAATGGAATAACAAATGTAGGAACGAATGTGAACGCTGACTTGTCTTTGGATGTAAGTGGTGTTGTAGCGGGTTCATATGAATCGGTTAACCTTACAGTAAATGATAGGGGACAGATAACTACTGCGTCTAATGGTTCAGTTCCAGCGATAACAATTCTATCCAATGGTACTAACATAGTAGAGATAGGTGATGAATCTGATTTCCCTTCTCCATCGGGTAGTGTAATTGATTTGGTATCGGGTACTACTTATGTAATTAGAGGTAATGTTGAGATGAATAACACCCTAAGAATATTAGGTGAGAATACATCTCTTATGGGATTTGATAGAGATAAGGATGGTTTATCTTATGTAGGTGATTTAGCGGGTGGAGATTTCATCTTAACAAGAGATGTTAATTTCTCTATGAGTAACCTTAAAATTAGTTCTACCAATAGTACATCTGGTACCGTAGCGTTCAGAGGAACAAACTTTGACTATGGTAGTTATAATGATGGTAGATTAAAAATATTAGAAATAGTTAATTGTCAATTTAGAAATACACACGATTTAATGTTTTTTGAGGGGTATGATTTAGTAGATATTAATAATACTTTATTTTGGTATTGTCAAGCGTCTACAATCGGTGGACAATTTAAG